TCAGCCCCGACCGAACAGCCGGCCGAGGAGGCCGCGCCGAGGCTTGTCGGCCGGCGGCGGCGGGATCACTTCGGGGGAGTCGCGCCCGCGCGGCGGGGCCTCGGCCTTCGGCGGGGGATCGAGGTCGCGGACGACGATCGGGCCTTCGGCGTCGAGGACGCACGCCACGGAACGGTCCGGCCCGCTCCCCAGGTCGACGCCCACTTGGGTCGCCGCAGCCAGCTTCGCCGCTTCGACTTCCGCGTGATGCCGGCGGTTGAGTTCCGCTCGCGCCTCCCGGTTCCCCAGCGCGGCCAGGGCGGCGAGCTGGTCGAGGGGCGCGTCGGCCAGGGCCTGGCGGCGGGCCTCCCACTCGGCGCGGGAGACCGGGTCGCCCGGGGGCTCCTCCGGCCGCTCCTCTCGCTCGACCTCGCGCGGCCGCTCCCGCCTGGGCCCGCGCGGGGAGGGCTCGCGCGGCGGCGGGGGCTCGACGGCCTTGGACTCGGCGAACTCCGCGATCTTCGCCCGGAGGAACGCCGCGGCCTCCTTCGGGGTGCTCGGCGCGCCGCCCCAGGCGTCCCCTCCCGCACCGGCGGGAGACGACGAGGGGGTCCCATCCCCCGCGTCGGCGGCTCCCGCCCTGTTGCTTTTCTCTTGTTCTCTAGATGCATCTAGAGAAACCGCCCCATTGGGCGAAGGGGATGCGCCCGTCGGTGCGACCGGTGGTCCAAAATTTTTCGGCCCGATCGTCTTGGCCGATTTCGACTTGGGCTTGCGATCCCGGCCCCCGGCGAGCGTGAAATTGAGCGTGATTTGTCGAACAAGATCACGCCCCTTCCTCACCCGCGACCGGGCGATCAGGCCGAACTTCCACTGGAGCGCGTTAAGGCCCTTCTGGACGAACCGGAGGGACTTCGGCCTCCCGAGCCGCCACAGAGCGACGGAGAGGTCCTCGTCGGTCACGTAGACGGTGGTCTGCCCCGGCTTGATCCAGCACAGGATCGCGTCGAGGACGTCGGCGGCCGTCCGGCAGATGCGCACGCGCGGGGCCTGGACGAAGTTGAACCCGTCCGGCGGGATGAACGGAGGGGCCCAGGCGTCGGGGTCGAAAGCGAGGACGTCAGCCATCGCCGCCCCCCCCGGGCGGCGTCGGCGCCCAGCCGATGAAGTGCCGCCAGTGGCTGAAGGCGGGGACGGTCTGCGAGAACTTGAAGCCGTGGCACGGCTGGACGATCGTGACGTAGCTCACGAACACCAGGCCGCGGTCGCAGAGGTTGCGGAGGTGGGGCCACAGCTCGGCCGGGTCGACCCCCCTCAGCTCGTCCGAGCCGACGTGGATCGCCCCCGCGCCGTGATGGCCGGGGTTTCGCGCCAGGTAGGCGAGGATCCGGCCGCGGATGAACGCGGCTCGGGCTTTCCGTCGCTTCCGACGCCCCCCGTCGTGGGTCCGGTCAGACATGGCCGGCCCCCCCGACGGAGGACGCGCCGAATGCGACCAGGTCCGTCCACTCCGGCCATTCGTCGGCCGGGACGGCGGTCACGCAGACGTACTCGTCCGAGATCCAGACGTCCCCCGCGAGGGGGAACGGGATTTCGTGCTCGTCGGGGATGTCCGGGGTTGATCCGTACACCGACGGGCCGTAGGATGGTCCCGTTCGGCGCGCACGAGGGACGGGGTCCGCGGATGCGGACTTTCTTCGGGCGTTCATGGATTGGCTCTCTTCTACGCTCGACTTGCACGACGATCTTGCCGGAATGGCGTGCGAATCGGGCTTCGGGTTTCGGTCAGACACGGACGGGACGGACGAGCACGCGGCCCGCGACGAGCGGGGCCGGTCGGCCGTCGACTTCAGACCACCGATTCCAGGGGGAATGCCCCCTGCATGCGCCGTCGCAATGGGGCGACGGACCCGTCCAGGCTAGCCGCGCCCGGCGGGCGCGGCAAGGGGGATCCGCGCCGGATCGGGCCGGATCAGGCGCGACCGCCGGCGTAGCGGTTGCGACCGTAGCCCCCCCGGGGGGCGGGCCGGTCGGCCTCCTTCAGCAGCTCGTTGTAGACCGCGATCGCCTCGTCGCGGCCCCACGAGACGACCTGGTCCGGGAACTCCCAGGCGTCCTTCAGCTCGAACACGCGCCGCTTGCATCCCCGGTCGCCGGCCCACGCGAGGAGCTGGCGGCCGTTCTCGGGGGGCTTGCCGCCGTCGTTGTCGCGCGGGGGCGGCGGCCCGTTGCGGCGGGGCCTGGGGCCGTCGTCCTCGGCGGCCGGCGGGGCCTCGTCGCCCAGGCCGGCGCGGAGGGCCGCGGCGTGCAGCCGGACGGCGTCGCGGACCTGGTCGGGCGTGGAGCCGTCGGCCAGCTCCGCCAGGACCTCGGCCGACGCGCCGCCGGGGCCCGCGATCGACACCTTCAACTTCATCGGACTCCTCCCGTCTCGGGGGCGACCAGCCTTCCGCAGCGATAGACGGCGATCGGCTCGCCGGGGCCTTGCACGTCGTCGCGGTCGAGCCGGACCACCGTCCGGCCGGAGGGGGCCGCGTACACCCGGACCTCGCGGCCCGGGCGCTCGCGGCTGATCTCCCGCGCCGCCGCCAGCTTCAGCAGCCGGTCGGCGGTCAGCTTCATCATCAGGGGGACCCGCCGTTCCATGATCGATCCTCCCGCGTCAGAAGGGGAGGTCCAGGTCGTCGTCGCCCAGCGTCGGGATCCGCCCCTCCGCGGCCCGTCGGTCCCGTTCGGCCCGGTAGCGGATCGCGCGGGCCCTCTCCTCGTCGCGCTTCAGGTAGGCGTTGAACGCCCTGTCGACGGCCTCCTCGACCTCGGCCCGCAGGAGCGCGTCCCGCCACGCCGGGGCGTCCATGTCCAGCGTCCCCAGCCAGCACGCCGCCAGGCGGACGATCACCGGGTCGCCGGCCGAAAGGAGGTGCTCCAGCGACTCCCGGGCCGAGACCCGATCGGCGCACGCCTCGCAGTGCTTCACCCCGTAAGGGCCCGTGTTCGCGATCTTCCGCCCGCAGCCGCCGGCGCAGGCCCGGGTGGCCTTGCGTCCACTCTCGGGGTGGGCTACAGTCGCCATGTCTCTCTCTCCGCAGGGTTGGTGGGGGAGTCTCCGGGCCGTGGCGTGTGTCAGCACGCCGCGGCCCTCGTCATGCGCCGCTCGAACCACCGAGCGAACCGCTGCATACTACCGCGATGTGGCCAATGTGTCAATTGCCTACGTTGAGGTTTTTGGCCGCGTTGACCCTTTATGTACATCGGTGTAGAATCGCGACGTGGGCGATCGCCGGGTAAGATGTGGTCGGCGTAGGGGATATCGACGATGAGCACTCGGGCGGCGGTGATGGAAAAGAAAGAGCCCAAAACCTCGACGGTGCGATTGACCCCCGAGTCGCTGAAGTGGGCGAAAATCGCATCCGGCTACACCGGCGAATCCGTCGCGGAATACATCAGCCGGACGATCGTCGAAACCGCCCAGCGCGACGCGGAGCGGCTGCACGCCGAGGCGTTGCGCGGGGCGACGGCCGATCCTGAGTCCCCGGCGCGGGGGAGGAAGGGGAAGTAGGCGATGACGGCCGAAGCCCTCGCCGTGGTCGGGACGCTCGCCGTCGCTTTCTGGGCCTGCGCGTTCGGCGGCGGGGGGGCGTACATCGCGAGCGTCCGGCGTCGGCCGATCGCCGAGGGGGTCGCGTTCGGCCTGGTCCTCGGGCCGATCGGCCTGCTGATCGAGGCGTTGCTCCCGCTGGGCCCCGAGGACGTGGACCTGGTCGACCTCCGCGTCAACGGCGTCGGCTTCGGGCGCTGGCCGAGGGCGGACGCCGAGCTGGTGCAACGCATGGCGCGCGAGGGCCGGTTCCGGCGGATGGAAGACGTCGAGCGGTTCGTGGCGAATCTGCGATGCCCCGGCCGGGTCGAGTGTGACGTGCCGCCCCGTGCGGGGCGTTGAAAACGGCCGAAGATGTGAGGCGGGAGGGATCATGGCGATCAAGAGGCGGGACCTGATCCAGACGTTCAAGGCGAAGGACGAGTCGGGTAGGGAGTACACGCTCCAGGTCTACGTCGACATCATCGACGCCTTCACGACCGCCGATCCCAACGGCGAAATGCCCGGTGTGAAGTCGATCTTCACGGCTGATAGAGATAGGGTGAGACGGAAGGGAAAGGGCGTGTACGAGATCGTCGGCCACCGCACGATTCGACTGACTTCCGACGATCCGAACGCGCCGTGAAAATCCGCCGGCCGGGAGGTGGCGAGCCGCCCGACCGGCATCAGTTCAGTGAGCTGCGATCTCGCGAAGGGTGCCGGCGGTGAGGGAGCACATCTCCTTGGACGAGTCGACGATGGCAGCGAGGCCGTCGAAGAACTCCGTGCAGTCGATCTTCAGCGTGTCGTCCCCCTCCGATACCATCGCGGCGTTGTAAATCGCGGTCAGCTCCTTGAATGGGCCTGACATCCGAGCGACTTCGATCGAAGCCCACATGTCGGATAGGGCTTCCAGCAGATCCGTGACGGCCTGGAACGCCCTGGCTGGCGAGCCGCCGTTGGCTGCGATGTTGGTGAGATCCTCGAACGCCGCCTGGACCACGCGCCGACGAATGCTGAGATTGGACATGTGCGTTGCACTCTGAATGTCTGCTCTGCGCCGCGACGTCCGCGGCTTCTAAGTAGAATGATCAACCCCGGGCGTTGCTCGATTTCAGAGTTTCGGTCGCAATCGTCGGTACATCCGGGAGCTCGAAATTGTGTGAGGTCCCCCGTCACAAAAGCGAGGCATCTCGTATGGGGCGTTCGGAGGGGTCGGATGACGTCTCCGCCGGAGCCGCCCGGCTGAAGGCGGCGGGACTCGGAGAGTCGGATCATGGCGCGACGCACGTCGGCTGAGGACGTGGTGCGGGATCTGAAGTATCAGGGCCGGGTGTTGCACGACCGGCTGAAGTCGCCGGGCGATGACGCCGTCGCCCGGATGGACGAGATGGTCGACGCCCGGACGGCTCGGGCGCTCGGTGTGATGCGGAGTTGCCAGCCTCGCGACGACGTCTTCGAGGTGGTCGAGGGGGCCAAGACGGCGGCCGGCCGGTCCTGAGATAGTTCCGAGGCGGCCCGGCCGGCGCAACCCCTTGCCCGGCCGGGCCTATGCTCGCATAATCGGTGCATGCCACACCACTTGGGGCATGCACGTATCGCCGACCCGGCGTATGGCAGGCGTGGACGGGGGCCCTTGACCCGGGCGGAAACGTGCGAATCGCGAAGCGGACCGGCGTCCGGGTGCCGGCGAGCGGGGAAAGCTCTTCAGCCCACCGTCCGAGCGAGTAGGCCGCGGGCCGGGCCCCTCCGACGGGAGGACGCCCGGCCCGTGGCGGTTCGAAGCGAAGCGAGGGGACGATGCTCGACGCCGAGACGCTCCGCTGGATGGACCACGCGATCCACCACCAATTCGAGACCGTCATCTTCTTCCTGCTCGGATGCTGCCTGATCGCGATTCTGGCGTTCGCCTTGGTCGCGATCGTCGCGGTTGGGCCGATGGTGCTGGTCGCAGCGTACAAAGACTTGCGCCACCGGGTCGAGTGGGATGCGAGGCTGGCCAGGCTCTACGACGAGGTCGACCGAGGACGCCCGAGATGCGACAAGCCGGGCCCGACCGGATTGGAGTGACGACGATGTTCGACTCGTACCGCCGCCCCCGCCTCGGCGTCTTCCGCCTCCCGCTGCAAAAGATCCGCGACGGCAGCCCCGCGGAGCTGGCCGAGCTGCGGGCGATCATGGGGCGCTGCGTCGTCGTCGAGGCGCAATACGACTACGCGTCCAACGCGGTCCGCTACGTCGCGGACTGCGAAGACTTCGACCCGACGCCCGATTACGTCCTCGCGTGGGACCTGCCGCGCTACGAGTGGACGATCCGCGACGGCGTCCCGGTCGCGACCAAGGGGTTGTGCTGACCCCCCGACCCGCTCACGCCGCGGCCGGTTCGCCCGGCTCGACCGCCGGCGGCTCACCTTCCGTCGTCGCCCCCGCCCGGCGTCGCAAGTCGCGGATGACGGCGAACTTGCCGAGGTGCGACGCCAGGGCCTCCTCGGCGATGTCGGCCATGTCGCGGCCCTGCTCGGCCGCGACGACGGCCAGCTCGCGGCGGACCTGGTCGCCGAGCCGCAGCGTCGTCTTCGTCCGCCTCGGCCCGCCGGCCGCCTTCGCCGCCTCGGCCCGGCCGGTCGGGCCGGCCGCCCTGGGTTTCCTGCCCGCCATGACGTCGGCCCCTCCCCGGACGATCGGCCGTCCCGGCCGCCGGGACGGCTCGACGGCCCGGCCGTCCAGGTATCGGCGCGAGGCGCGCGCCCGCTCCAATGGACTTGCGCCCATGTGCCGGCGGGGCAGGGGAGGGGGTCACCCCTTCGGCTTCCGCCGGCCGGGGCAGAGCTGGAGGTCGAGGGCGCGGCAGAGCGCGTCGACGGTCTCCAGCGAGAGCGAGGGGCGGACGCCGGAGACGAAGCGGGAGATGAGGATCCGGTGGATCCCCGCCTCCTTCGCGATGTCGTACTGGGTCCGGCCGGACTTCTCGATCGCCGCGCGGAGCTGCTCGCCGATCGTGGCCCGCGGCGGGGGGGCCGCCTTACGAGGCGATGGCACGTTCGCACCTCCGGAGGATCGCGTGGACCGACGACTTCGACCAGGTCGTCGCGCCGGACTTGGTGGGCGCCCCCCGGTCGGTCAGGTGGCGGGCGATCCGGCCGAGGGACCAGCCGCCGCGGCGCAGCTCCAGCATCAGGGCGACCGTCGCGACCTCCTCGGGGACGTCCTCCAGGCGCGTGTCGTCGGGGTCGCCGGGGTTGGCGAGCCGGCGGCCGTAGGGGATCTGGCCGGCCCGGTTCCCGATCTTCTTCACGTACTGCATGGCGTCGTAGACGCGCTCGGCGATCGTCTCGCGCTCCCACTGGGCGACGGACATGAGGACGTTCAGGACCAGCCGCCCGGCCGCGGTCCGGGTGTCGATGCTGTCGCCGATGCTGAACAATTGCCGGCCGGCCCGCTCGCCGAAGAACTCGACGATGAGCGCGTTCCAGTCGGCGACCGACCGGGAGAGCCGGTCGAGCTTGGCGACGACGACCCCCTCGGACTCGCCCGACCGGAGCCGTTCGAGGGCGCGGCGGAGGCCGGGCCGGTCGAGGTCCTTCCCGGATCGGCCCTCGTCGGCGATGATCTCCCGCAACGTCAATCCATGCAATTCGCAGTACATCCGGACCTTGGCGGTCTGGACTTCGATCGAGACGCCGCCGCGCGCCTGTTCCTCGGTCGAGACCCGGACGTAGCCGTCGACATCCATCGCGATTTCCCCCGTGATTCATGCGGCGGGCGGCCGGTTCCGTAGCCGCCCGGCTACGCTGCACCCAGGATACCGGGGGGCTACGGTCGTAGCCAGATGGTTACGGTGTACGGACCCGGGGGCGGCGGGCCGTCCATCACGTGAACGTCGTGGACGATTTCCGCCCCTCCGCGGCCCCCAAAAAAGCCCGCATGAGGCCCTTAAAAAACACTATCATCCAAGCGATGCGATGACGCGACCGCGATGAGGTGCAACGATGCAGGGACGGCTGACGCACGCCGAGGAGTGCATCCTCTGCGGCCGGGCCCGTGCGGGCGACGACCACGCCCGCAATCGCCTGGTTATGGAGCACATGGGGCTGGCGAGGAAGCTGGCCCGGGCGGCGGGCCGGCGCGGGCCGGTCGACGTCGCCGACCTGGTGCAGGAGGCCGTCTTCGGGATCGTCCGCGCCGCGGCGAAGTACGACCCGGTCGCCCACCCCGGCGTCCGCTTCGGAAACTATGCCGCGAGATGGATGCATCTCTATATCGCGCGGGCCCTCGACGCCGCCCGAATAATCCACGTTCCAGAATATATCGAATCCGTGTTGCGATCCGGGGGCGACGGCGCGGCGCTGACGCCGGGCCGCCGCGCGGCGAGGGACGCCGCGGCCCGGATCCTCGCCGCGGAGTATCTCCCCGTCGGCGTCGACGACGCCGCGGCCCGGCCCGATCCCGAGCCCGACGAGGACCTGGGCGAGGGGCTGGCGGCGCTGCCGATGATCCAGCGGCACGTCGTCGGTCGGCTCTACGGCCTCGACGGCGGGCCGCCGGCGTCGCTGAAGCGGACGGCGGAGGAGATCGGGTGCAGCGTCTTCGCGGTCCGGCGGATCGCCCGGACGGCGCTCGACCGGCTGCGGGCGGAGCTGTCGCGCCGGCACGAGCGGCGGCGCAAGTCCTGCGCGTACCCGAAAAAGTGCAACCCCAACCGCCGCAAGGGCTGAGGGACCGCCGTCGGGGCCCGCCGCGTCGGGGCCGTCGGGGGCGTGCGATACCGTCTCTATAGACGAAGCGAGGGGCCTGGGGATGCCGTCGCACCTGATGTCCGCGGTGCTGCTCTGGTACCGCGACGAGGGGTTCACCCCCGTCGAGATCGCCCTCCGGGAGGGCATGTCGGTCCGGTCGGTCCAGGCCGGGCTGAGGGCCGCCGGGGCGATCGAGCACGACCTCCGGGCGCCGGAGGAATGGAAGCCGCCGGTCACGCCGATGTACGGCTGCCCGCCGTTCGTCCGCGTCGAACTCGGCGATCGGGGCGAGGAGCTGACGCCCGAGTGCCCGCACCACGGGCCCATCCCCCGCGGCTCGTGGCTCTACTGCGAGCGCTGCGGGGCTTCCGGCCTCGACGGCGACCCGCGGCTCGACCGCGACCCGCGGACCGACCCGCGGCCCGACCCCCGCCCCCCCGCGAAGCACCTGTCCCGTCGCGAACGACGGGCCCTCAAGAGGTCCACCGCACGATGGAACGCCCCCCCGCCGACCGGATCACCCAGGCCGAGCTGAGCCACCTGAAGGCCGCCGGCGAGAAGTCGAAGGACGCGATCGTCGTCTACGAGACGGCGAAGCGGTCCGTGCTCGCCAAGGTCCGCGAGGGCCTCCCCGTCGAGGACGGCGACCTGTACCCGGTCCTCTCCACCCGCGAGGAGAAGCGGGTCACCAACGCCGAGATCGCCCGGCTGATGGGGCCCGAGGTCCTGGAGGAGATGCGGGCCCAGCTCCGCCCGACCGTCTCCGAGTCGCTGAAGGTCGAGTGCCGGGCGGTCGTCGCCCCGCCCGCCGGCCCGGCCGAGCCCGAGACGGCCGGCGGCCTCGGCTACCGCCGGTTCAGCCGCGCGGTCAACCACTTCGCGATCGCCGCCCTGGCGATCCTGGCGACGGCCGGCCCGGCCCGGGCCCAGCAGCTCCCGACCGGCCGGGCCGAGGTCGTCACGACCGAGCCGCGGCTGGGATCCGTCGTCGCCAACGCCCCGATCCCGGCGGAGATGCACATCCGCAACGAGGGCTCCGACGTCGACGGCGCGGGGCTGTGCGTCATCTCCTCGATCCTCGCCAACGGCATGTACCAGGGAGTGCCGGGGCTGGAGTCGGGCAAGGGCTCGGAGCTGTGGAAGCGGGCGAAGGCCGAGCCGGGCGGGTACTACCCCGAGAAGCTGGAGAAGCTCCTCAAGGAAGTGCTCCCCGACGAGAAGTGGTTCAGCTGGGAGGGCGAGGGGACGGACCTGGTCCGGGCCTACAACGCCAAGGGCTACCCCGTCGGCTCCACGACCAACACCGGCGAGCTGTACGAAGGCAAGCCGGTCCATCACATGATCAGCGACGCGCACCTCGACGAGGCCGTCGCCTGCATCATCGACAACAACGACCCGGGCAAGTACCGCTGGGTCACCGCGGCCGAGTTCGCCCGCCGCTTCCCGGACGGGGGCAAGGGCTGGGGGTTCGTGTGGCTCCGGCTGCCGCCCGGGCTCGACGACTCGCTCTACTACGCGGCGGCGCTGCTGCTCGCCTCGGCGGCGCTGCTGCTCCCCTCGAACCTGCTCTGGCTGATGGCGGCCCGCAACGCCTACCGGGCGTCGACCGCCGTCCGGCCGTCCTGACCCCTCGCAGATCGAAGCCGAGAGGAGAGACCGTGCAGACCCGCCAAGAACCCCGAGCGGAGCGCTGGCTGATCGTCCGCGAGCAGATCCCGGCCGCGGCGATCCCCGCCCCGGTCCCCCTCGCCCCGGTCGCCTGCACCAAATGCGGCGCGGCCACCGAGCCCCGGCCCGGCGGGCTGTGCCGCTACTGCCTCATGAAGCTGACGAGAGTCGACCTGCTCGGCCCGCGGTTTCGGTTCGGTCCCGCCTGAGTCCTCGCACACCCTCCCGCGGACGCCGACGTCCGAGGAGCCCGACCATGATCCCCACGCTGATCCTCGCCCTGGCCGTCGCCGCCCAGGCCGACGACGACGCGCCCGCCTCGCCGGCGACGTCGGGACCGGGCCTGCACCGGGTCCACGTCGTCGGGCCGCGGGAGCTGTGGGTCTGGTCGGTCGAGACGGCCGACGGCAAGTTCCGCCCGGTCGAGTACCGGCCCGACCCGGCCCCGGCCCGGCCGGCCTTCGAAACCAACGGCGTCGTCGCCGCCCGCCTCGCGAGCGACGGCCGGACCATCCGCGCGTCCGACCCGCGGACGCTGGCGGAGGTCGCCGCCGTCGCCGAGCGGTGCAAGCCCGATCCGCCGGCCGAACCGGACCCCGGCCCGCCCGTCGAGCCGGGGGGCGTCCCGCCGGGCGAGCTGATGCTCTACGCCGCCGGCGTCGCGCTCTGCATCCTCGGCGTCCTCATCGCCGTCCGCTCCGTCCTCCGACCCCGCTGAGACGTCGCCATGACCCACGGGCAGATCGCCCTGGCCTGTTCGGCCGCCCTGTTCGTGCTGTGCCTGGCCGTCGCCGGCGTCTCGGCCTGGCGTCGCCGGGCCGCCGCGGTCCCGGCCGCCTCGCCCCGCTTCGTCTCGCCGGCGATGCCGGCCGTCGCCGCGGCCCCCGACCGCCACCCCGTCCTGGTCGCCGCCGACTGGGTCCGCGACGAGCGTCGCCGACGGGCGGCGGCCAGGCTCATCGACCGGGTCGTCGACGACGGGGTCGACGACGAGCTGGAGCGGCTGATGGGGGCTTTCGTCCCAAAAGACGGCGGCGGCCCCGCGTGACGCGGTCGGCCGTCGGCCCCTGGGGTTTCCTCCGCCTGCAATGACCTCCATCGTCTTCGCCCTGGCCGGCCTCGCCTGCCTCCCGCTGGCCGGCGAGCTGGCCTTTCGCCTCATCCTCGAACCTCTCGTCGAAAGGGTCTCTTCACGATGCTCCGCTTCGAACTCGGCTCCTCGATCGGCGTCTTCCTCCAGGTCCCGGCGACCCCGACCCCGGAGCCGGAACCGATCGTCACGCCGCCCGCGCCGACGAAGGCCGACGTGAAGCCCGCGATCAAGGGCCTGGGCGAGGGGGGCGTCGTGCTGACGTACCCGTCGTTCGACCCGGCCGTCCAGGCCGCCCCGGCCGAGACCCGGGCCTACTTCGTGAAGCCCGGCGAGCCCGTGCCGACGACCGTCGAGGCGTGGCTCGCGTCGGACTACCCCTACAGCGTCCGGACCGACCCCGTCCCGCCCGAGGGCGTCGACCCCTACACGCTGGCGATCCCGAGCGTGCTGGAGGTCCCGGGCGACTACCTCGTCCAGACGCTCCTCGGCTACGACGACGCGGCGGCCTGACGACGTGCGACGCCCGACGCGGGATGAGGCCGTCGAGCTGGCGATCCTCGCCGCGACCGGCCTCTACCTGCTCATGGCGGAATGGCCCTGTACCTGGTGAAGGGGGAGTCTGGCCGATGCTGATCGAGATCACCGCAGGCAGGTACGTCCGGCGCGACGCCATCGTCGAGGTCAGGGATTACGTCGCTCTATGCGACGGCGTGCCGGTCCGCGGCTGCGACGTCTACCTGGAACGCGGCGGAGTCCTGAGCTTGAAGGGCCGAGCCGCCGAGAGCGTCGTCAAGCGGATCAACGAGGCCACGGCCGTCGCCCCGGCGAGCGATAAGCAGGCTGCGAAGGGCGTCAAGGACCTGAAAGCGTCCGGCCTGGCCGGCGTCGTGAACAACGTCGAAGCCGTCGTGAAGGGCTTCGGCATCCCGATCGGGCCCTCCGTCCCGCTCGACGAGCTGGATGCGCCGATCGACTTCGGTGGCATCCGGCTCAAGCCGTCGGAGATCCTCGCGGTGATGCAGCCCGAGGATCAGGACGGCCTGACGACCGTCACGCTCACCGCAGGGGCGGCGCAGGTCCGCCTCTCGGCCACGCAGGTCTTCTATCGACTCGCCCTCCGCCTAACGTCGGCCCTTCGAGCGCGTTGACGGCGGCCCGGCCCCCGGAGTCCGCCGCCCGTGGAAGACCGTGAAGACGAGGGGGCCGACGGCGTCCCGTCGCGGTCGGACCTCAAGCTGATCGAGCAGGCCCTCCGCCAGGACTGGCCGATCCCCCCGCGGGTGAAGCGGGACATCCTCCAGACGCTCGTCAACCTCGTCTCCGGCGAGGACGACACCGGCGGCAACGGCCTTCCCATCCCGCCGCGGACGCGGATCGCCGCGATTCGAGCCATCGCCCAGTTCGGCGGCCTGGTCCTGAAGCAACAGGCCCTCGACCTGATGCGGCGGAAGTTCGAGGGGAAGAAGGAAGACAGCCTGGCCGACCTGGTCGGGAAGGCGGAGGCCCTGGCGGAACACCGTGAACGAACGCGAGAGGCTGATCTCCCTGCTGGCGAGGTGCCATAGCGACCCGGACCTGTTCAACAGCGCGATCCTAGGCCGGGCGCCCCTGTGGTGGCGCCAGCGCGAGGTCGCCGAGTCGGTGGTCAAGTATCGGCAGACGATCTGCTACAGCGGCAACGCGACCGGCAAGGACTACCTCCTCGGCGACATCATCCCGTGGTGGCTCTACACCCGGGCGAACTCGCTGGTGATCGTCACCGGGCCCTCGCAGACGTTGCTCGGCAGCGTCACTTGGAAGGAGGTCCGGCGGGCCGTCGACAACGCCGTGATCCCGCTCGGGGCGAAGGTCACGACCGGGGTCAAGACGAGCCCCCAGGTGTGCGCCGTCGACGCCCGGAGCGGCTGGCAGGCCCTCGGATACAGCACGACGTCGGTCGAGCGGGCGAGCGGCCAGCACGAGCGCAAGGTCCTCGTCATCATCGAAGAGGCGTCGGGCGTCCTCGACGAGATTTGGTACGCCCTCGACTCCCTGAAGTACGTCCGGCTGCTGGCGATCGGCAACCCGATCCGGCCCGACGGCGAGTTCGTCCGCCGGATCCGCATGGGCGAGGAGGACGCCCGGCTGGGAAGGCCGCCGGCCGAGTCGATCAACGCCATCCGGATCCCGTCGACCGACAGCCCCGACATCGACCTGGAGGAGAGCCCCCGCGGCCTCGCCGACCGGACGTTCCTGCGGTCGGCCTACCGGATGCACGGCGAGGACGGCCTGTGGGTCCGCAGCCACATCAAGGCCGAGATCCCGATCGCCAGCTCCGAGGCCCTGATCCCCGGGGCGTGGCTCGACTGGGCGGCCACCGTGATCCGGCCGGCCTACCCGATCAACCACCCGATCCACCAGACCCGCCGCATCGCCGTCGACCTGGGCGAAGGGGTCGGCCGCGACTCCTCCGTCGTCCTCGTCCGCGACGACCTGGGCGTCCTCCAGGTGACCCACGGGAATGCGATGGGGCTCCCCGAGGCCGCGGCGGAAGTGAGCCGGCTGCGGCAGATCTGGAACGTCCCCGACGAGCGGATCAGCTACGACTCGCTCGGCATCGGCCGCGACTTCCCGCATCACCTGTGGCACCACGGCGTGACGGCCGTCGCCTACGCCGGCGAGGGCCGGCCGCTCGACCCGGCCCACTTCACGAACCTCCGCACCGAGGCCGCCTGGAACCTCAAGAACCGCCTCGACCCGACGGCCGCCGGCGGGGCCGCCCCGTTCGCCATCCCGATCGGCGACTACTGGGAGCGGCTGAAGCGGGCGCTGGAAGCCCTCACCTACGAGTGCGGCGTCCGGACCCAGGTGCAGCTCCTCCCCAAGAAACAGTGGTCGGCCAAGCTGGGCCACTCGCCCGACGTCGCCGACGCCCTGATCCAGTCGTTCGCCTTCTCCCGCGTTGCTTGAACCGAGGTTAGACCGATGGCCGACGAAGAGACCCCGACCGAGCCGACGCCGGACCCCGAGCCGGCCGCCCCGACGAACGACATCCGCATCGGCCGCGACCCGAACGGACCGTGGAAGGCCCGCCTCGGCTCCGGCGACTCCGCCTGCGAGGGGACGGGGGAGACCGCGAACGAGGCCCTGTCGTCGCTGTTCTTCCAGGTGGTCTACCGCGGCTACCCCTTCGACCTGACCATCGGGCCCCACTGAGCCGATGCTCTCCCGCATCTTCAAGACCGACCCGGCGACGGCCGGCCGCCCGGCGACGATCGACGTCGCGGCGATCGCCGAGGAGGTGGCCAAGGGCCTCCCCTGCGGCAAGGACCGCCGCGACCGCGCCGCGCGCAACGCCGCGTTCTGGGACTACGACGGCGAGCGCTACTGCGACTACTTCCGCCGCGACGCGGAGTCGAGCTGGGACCAGCAGGGCCGGCCCCACCGGGAGAGCGGGTTTTCGCGCGAGGTGATCGAGGTCCTGACGGACCACCTCTACTGCCCCGGGCCGTCGCGGACCTGGTCGGACGACGCCGGGCAAACCTGGCTCGACCAGGTCTACTCCGACAACCACGTCGACGCGGTGATGGCACGGGCCGACCAGCTCGCCCACCGCTCGGAGGTCGCCGCCATCCAGGTCGACGCCGCCGCCGGCGAGGCGGAGAAGCCGATCACGCTCCGGCTCTGGTCGGCCGAGCATTTCGAGGTCTGGGTCGATCCCGACGAGCCCGCCCGGGCCGCCGCCGTCTGCACCATCGACCGCTTCGACTTGCAGACCCGCTACCGCCTGTGGACGAAGGACGAGGTCAGGACCTTCGTCACCACCAAGGCCGCCGGCACGTCGGGCGGCCGGGTCGCGGAGCAGGTCGAGGCCGTGGCCAACACCTACGGCGTCGTCCCCTTCGCGTTCGTCCACTTCGACCTGCCCATCCAGCAGTTCTGGACGTCCTCGCCCGGCGACCTGCTGGTCGACGCGGAGATCCGCGTCGACGACCGGCTCTCGCGGCTCGACGAGAGCATCCACAAGCACCTCAACCCCGTGGCCTGGGTCAAGGGGATGCCGCGGGGCTGGACGCCGGTCCTGGAGCCTGGGCGGTTCCTGCGGCTCGCCGAGGGCGGGGCGATCCCGACGCCCGGCGGCATGACGACGGGGCAGGGGGCGGAGATCGGCCACTTGCAGGCGACGATCGACGTGGCCGGGGCGTGGACCGACTGCCTCAACTACGTCAACCAGGTCCTGGAGGCGGCGCGGGCCCCGCTCTCGGCCGTCCGGATGGACCAGCAGGGCGTCGCCAGCGGCATCAGCCTGATCGTCGAGCAGGCCCCGCTGCTGGGCCGGGCCCGCAAGCGCCGGGGGCCCTTCGGCGTCTACGAGCAGGACCTGGCCCGGCTGATCCTCCTATGCTCGGGACATCACTACGACCGCCCCGAACTGGTCGCGTCCGCGAAGTCCGGCCGGCTCTCCCTCGGCTGGCCCCAGCCGTCGCTGGCGATCCCCACGCCCGACCGCCTGGAGATGATCACGGGCGAGGTGGCCGTCGGCTGGAAGTCCCAGCTCCAGGCGATCGGCGAGTGGTACGGCGTCCCGCGCGACCAGGCCCTCGCGATCGTCGCCCAGATCGAGGCCGACGACGCCGAGCTGCGGAAGGTCGCCCCCAAATACGCGGAGGCCGTCCTCCGCAAGCCGCCGGAACCCGAGCCGAATCCGGACGACGACGAGACTCCGCCCGACGGCCCGGCCGAGCCGGCCCCCGGACGCGACGACGAAGACGACCCCGACGGAGACGATTGACCGATGTTCCCCCGACTGCTGCTCAACCCCAACGCCGACGCCGCCGGCGGCGGCTCTGAACGCCCCCGCCGCGCCGAGAACGCGGGCACCATCGCCCGCCTCGCCGCCAAGGCCCGCGGCTACCTGGAGAAGTACAACCAGGAGAAGATCCGGGCCGACGGCCTCAAGACGCAGGTCGACGGCCTCACGTCCGAGGTGACGACCCTCCGCGAGAAGGCCGACGGGTCGACCTCGGCGAGGAAGGTCGAGGAGCTGACGGCCCAGCTGCGCGGCCTGAAGCATCGCGCCGTGTTCGACCGGCTCGCCGGCGAGGCCGGCGTGAAGCCGGGCGCGACCGACGACCTCTACCAGCTCTCCGGCTGGAAGCCCGAGGCCGACGCCGTCGACGAGGCCGCCATGAAGCAGGCCATCGCCGACCAGAAGGGCAAGCGCGGGTACCTGTTCGGCGAGGCCGAGGCCGGGGCGCCCCCGCCCGCCGACGGCTCGACGACGACCACGCCGCCGCCGGCCCCGAAGCCCGGCCCGGCCTACGGGCAGGGGGGCTCGACGACGACCGCCCCGAAGTTCACCGACGACCAGCTCTCCGACCCCGTCTACAGCTTCAACAACTTCGAGAAGATCAGCGCGGCCGCCTCCGAGCGGGTCGCACGCGGCGAGGTCTGACCGCCGCCGAGGGCCGACGCGGGGGCGTCGCCCGTCTCGCACCGCCCATCCCATCCCGCGGCCCCCCGGCCGCCGAGGGCCCTCCCCGGGCCCGGTCGGCGAGCACATAGGACTCGCCCGTGGCCAACACGATCACCGGATTCCTGGAGCGGCTCACCGCCGCCGCAGGCGACTACAACAAGGCCAAGGTCGCACGCCTCGGCCTCCTCGGCTCCGTCTACCTCGACGTCCGCCCCGCCGTGGCCCGACAGGGCCAGACCATCCGGATCTACTTCCCGGACGTCGCGGCCATGACGGACCAGGCCAACAACGACTGGACCCCCGAGGACCTCAACCCCGGCTACGTCGACATGGCCTGGGGCCAGCGCCCGGGCAAGGCGATCCTCGTCCGGGACTTCGAGCAGTTCCAGACCGCGACCGACATCCTCGACCAGTTCATCGACCCCTGCTACAAGCGGGCCTGCGAGTACGCCAACGGCGCCATCGCGGCCCTGCTGACCGCGGGCAACTTCAACGCGTACCCCGCGCTCCAGTCGGCGACGCCGGCGTCGATCCCGATCGGCACGGCCGCCAACGCCTGGGACGTCCTCACCGGCGCCAAGGTCCCCGTCCAGGACCCCGCGTCCTGCTCCCTGGTGGTCCACAACAACGTCCACCGCAACATGCTCACCGACTCCAACTGGTACCAGGAGAACCTGGTCGGGGCGGTGATCGCCAACCAGACGCGGCAGAACGCCGCCGACGGCCCGGGCACGCCCCCGGCGTTCAACTACACGCGCAAGGTCGACCAGCAGATGCCGACCTCGACCACCGCCAACCTGACCGGCACGATCGCCGTCACCAACGGCTCGACGGCCGTCACGGGGACCGGAACCGCCTTCACCACCCAGGCCCCGGTCGGCTCCTGGATCAAGGTCGCGACCGACACGGCCTACTACCGCGTCGAGGCCGTGACGTCCGACACCGCCCTGGTCCTCTCGCAGGGCTACGCCGGCACGACCGGCTCCGGGAAGACCTACCAGCGCGTCACGTACACGTCGGTCGCGATGAACAAGTACGCGATCGCGCTGGCCGTCCGCCCGCTGGAGTTGGTCAACAACGGCTCCGTCCAGAGCCGCCTGGTGATGATCCAGGGGCTGCCGTTCCGCCTGATGCTCTCCTACCAGCACCTGAAGGCCGGCTGGCTGATGACGCTCGACTACGCGATGGTCGCCGCCGTCATCCGCCCGGACTTCGGGATCCTGATCCAGAGCTGAGGGCCGAACCGTGGCCTACGTCCACGCCGACGCCGCCGTCGGGCCGGCCGCGCTCGCCCGGGCGGCCGGCGGCCCGACGCTGACGCTCGCGACGGGGAAGGGGGCGGCGTTCGCCGCCGCCAACCCGACCCCGTCGTCGCCGATGCCGGTGGCTATCTTCCGCGGGCCGGCCGGCTCGGAGGCCCTCCAGGGCGCCGTCCTCGTGACCGGCGTCTCGGGGGACGCCCTGACGTGCGCGGGCAACGTCCCCGGCTACGTCGACCCGGCCGTCCAGGTCGGCGACGTCGCCGCCTGCGTCCCGCTCGCCGCCGACGAAGCCGCGCTGTGGGCGGCGATCGCGACGTGCGTCACCTCGACGGCCCTGGCGACGACGCTCGGGGATTATGCGACCACGGCGGCCCTGAACGCCGGCCTCGCCGGCAAACAGGGCTCGCTCACGCTCACCACCACCGGGACGAGCGGCGCGGCCACGCTGGTCGGCTCGACGCTCAACATCCCGCAGTACGCGGGCGGCGGGGGCGGCTCCGGGACCGTCACGACGGTGTCGGTGGCCTCGGCCAACGGCCTGGGCGGGTCCGTGGCCAACGCGACGACGACGCCCGCCATCACCCTGACGTGCTCGATCGTCGGAATCCTGAAGGGCAACGGGACGGCCGTCAGTCAGGCCGTCGCCGGGACGGACTACGTCTCACCCTCGGGCCTGTCGTCGGCCCTCGCGTCCTACGTCGCGCTCACGGGGGCCCAGACCCTCGTGGACAAGAGCACGCAGTCCAGCGGCTCCGGCGACCAGCTCAAGCACCTGAACACGCTGGGGGTCCAGGCGTCGGGCGTCGACGCCGACGGCAACGCCGGCGGCTACGACCTGTCGTACCTGCTGGCGTCCGGCGTCGACCTGGCCGCCGGGGCCTCGGCGTCGCGGATCGCGACGTGGCCCGGGAAGATCCTCGAAATCCTCATCAAGGCCAACGTCAACGGAGCGTCGGGCGGGTTCACGCTGGTCGTCACGAAAAACGGCACGACCATCGCCACACAAGCCGTCGTCGCCTCAAACACCGCCGTCGTGACGATCGCGGCCGGCTCGATATCCGACCTCGCGATCGCCAAGGGCGACGTCTTCGCGGCCTCCTGCGCATCGTCGCCGGCGCCGGGCACGGGCGTCCAATCGGTGGAGGTCTACATCAAGCACGGCCGGAGGAACCGCTGATGGGCGCGGTGTACCTCGGCGTCGACAACTATCGCGACGGCGACTGGATCGGCGCGAGGGGCCGCCAGGCGGTCCGGATGGCCGCGGGCGACGCGACCCCCGCCGACTGGAACGACATCCCGGCCGGCTACGCGATCGCGATCTCGGGGCAGACCGGCTTGTCCTGGATCGCCGGCTATTCGCCGACGATGGCCGACGGCTACGCCCTCACCAACAAGGCCGGGACGGCCCGATCTTACGGGGGCTGGTACATCAACACGGCCGGCTACATGACCTGCACCGTGTCCGCGACCGATTCGGCGTGGCACCTGGCCCAGGTCTATTGCATGGACCCGTCCGCCCCGAACCGGACGTCGGTCGTCGACGTGATGGACGGGGCGACCGTCCTCGGCGCCTACACCAAGGCCAATGCTTTCCAGTACAGCTCCTATTGGGTCCTCGCGGCCTTCACGGGGTCGGTCGTCTTCCGCTTCTCTCGCGGCAATTCCAGTTCCCTCGCCCCGCTCCAGGGGATCTTCATCGATCCCTGGTCCCCGCACTGCGCGGGCGTCCCGCCGGCCGGTGCGGTCGGCAGCTTCGCCTACTGAGGATCGCGCCATGGCGTCTAAATTCATCCGGGTCTCGATCCCCGACCCGTCGAAGCCCAGCGAGTTGATCGAGGCCATGGCGTGGCAGCGGCTGCACGCCTTCGATCACGGCAAGAGGCGGGCGGCGATCACCTGGGAGTTCTTCCGGGCCGACGCCTGGACGGTCCCCGGCGCGGGCCCGATCAAGGTCGAGGTCTATCCGATCGAGCCCGAGGAGCAGCCCGCCGTCTACGGCCAGCCCGAGCAGTTGTCCGCCTACGTCCCGCCCGTCTACGGCGACCCCGACCCCGAGACCGGCGAGCCCGCCGTCCTCGCGCCTGCCGTCGAACCCACGTTCGGGCCCGCACCGCTGATCCGCCCTCGCATCCCCGGCTACTCGGAAGTCTTCTCCACCCTGGCGGCCGAGATCGAGGCCATGGGGGCCAGGTTCGCTCAGATGGCCGCAGATTTCTTCGCCGGCGAACTGGTCCCCGACGACGAGGAGCCTTGACCCGTGTTCGGCGCCCTCCGCCCCTACGGCTCGCTCGCCCCGTTCGGCTCGCTCGGGGCGTCGCCGACGCCCCCGGCCCCGGCGCTCGTCGCGCCGCCGATCCTGAGCCTGCCGACGGCGCCGGCCGCCGCCGCGTTCGGGGCGGTCGACCCGAGCCGCGCGAAGATCCTCGACCCGACCCCCTCGACCTGACGGGACCCGCATGGCCGGAATCGCACTGACCGTCCCCCGCGGCGCGTCGCTCGTCCGCGACTTCGTCGCCGCCGACTACGACGGCGACGCGGTCTCCGTCTTCCTGGCGAGCGACGCCCTCTCGGCGACGCTCTGGCCCGGCGGCTCGACGGCCCCGATCGCCGGCGGGCCGACGGCGAGCTGGCTCGACGCCCCGTCCGGGACCTGGCGGCTGTCGCTGGCCGCCGCGGCGTCCGCGGCGCTGGAGCCGGGCCGCTACCGCCTCCGGGCGACGGCGACGCGGGGCGACGCCGTCGCGGCCCTCCTCGACGGCACGCTGGAGGTCACGCCGTCCCCGGTCGCCGACGCCACGGCCTCCATCGCCCCCTACGGCTCCTACGAGCTGATGGTCGAGGAGGCCCCCTGGCTCGCCCACCTCCAGGCCCGCGACGACCAGGCGAGGTTCCTGCGGCAGCGGGTCAAGGCCCGCAACTGGCTCGACGCGATCGTCGCCGCGAACTACCGGGCCGGCGGCCTGGGGATCTACGGCGAGCACTCGGCCGCCGCGCTGGCGTGGGGCGTCCCCCGCCGGCCGCTCGGGCCGTCGACGATCGTCCTCGACTGGCTCGCCGCCGACAGGCTCCTCGTGACGCCCCAGGTCGCCCTGGCCTGCACCTACAAGGCCGTCGAGCTGGTCGCCCGGGCCCAGGTCGGCGTCAACCCCCAGCACGCCGGCCGGGCCGGCTGGTACTCCCGGCTCGCCGAGGACGAGCTGGACGGCATGTCGTCCGTCGCGATCGACCTCGACGGCGACGGCCGGCCCGACCTCTACATCCCCCTCGCCGCGACCAACACCCTCTTCACCTGATGGCCTCCCCGACGACGATCCCGCGACCGGCCCGATTCCGGGTCTCCGGCGGCGAGCCGGCCTCGGTGCGCGCCGCGGACGCCGCGGACCGCCTCGCCTACTGGCGGGCCTTCGTCGAGTTCGCCAAGGAGACCAAGGCCCGCGAGCTGGCCCGGGGCCTGGACCGCTTCGGCCGCGAGATGGCCCCCCTGGCCGCGGCGACGATCGCGCACCGGCGATCAGCGATGGGCCCGGCCGACCCGGTCGGCCCCGCGCTCCAGCCGGCCCACGGCCTCAGCCGGACGCGGTCGCTGTTCGTCGGCGAGGCGACCCCCGACGGCGCGATCTTCGGCTGGCTCGTCGACCCCCACACCGGGAAGCCCTGGGGCCGCATCCTCCAGATCCACCGCAAGGGGGACGGCGTCCCGGTCCGCGACGTGATCGGCCTCTCGCCGGCGTCGCTCGCCGAGGCCCGGCGCCGGGCCGCCGCCTGGTGGGAGGACTACCTCGCCGGCCGGGCGACGACCCCGACGGCCGCGACGCCGACGTATCCCGACGGCCGGCCGAAATTCCTGGTGGACCGCGTCCCGCCCTACGTCCCGAAGAATCCCGCGAACGCGATCCCCAAGGCCAACCGCCGCATCGGCCAGGTCGAGATCAACGGCGACGTCTACACGCTCCAGGGCGGCTCGGCCGCGTCGATCCGCCGGGGGATCGCCGACGGCTCGTTCAGCGGGTTCCGCGGGCGGGCCGAGCGGGCCGCCGAGCGGGCGAGGCTGGGCCTGCGGCCGTCGCCGCCCCCCGGGCCGCCGCCCGCCGCCCCGCCGGCGAAGCCCCGGCCCAAGGCGGCCCCGAAGCCCCCGCCGGCCCCGGCCGTCGTCCGGACGCCCGCCGACGCCGCCCGCCTGGCCCGCTCGCTGGGAGCGAAGGTCGTCGTCCTCGACCGGAAGGCGGCGGACAAATACCTGGGGAAGAGGGTCCCCAACGTCCCGGCCGCCTACGAGGCCGTCTCCGACACGATCTGGATCAACCCGTTCGCGACGACCTGGTCGGACCCCGCGGAGCTGACCCGGATGCGCGAGACCGGCTGGTGGGTGGGCGACTCCTACGCCGACGTCGTCCACCACGAGCTGGGCCACCGGGCCCACCGCCACGCGCTCGGCCTGGCGGACTACGCCGCCATGACCGGCTTGCCGGTCCGGGATTCCCTCCGCGAGGCGATCGTCCGCCACGTCTCCCGCTACGCGGCGACCCAGCGCAAGGAGTTCGTGGCCGAGGTGTATGCGATGCTTCGGGCCGGGCGTACACTTCCCGAGGAGATCCTGGAGTATTACGACAAGCTCGGGGGCGTCCGGCCGTGACCGTCGATCCCATCTGCCTCCGATGCCGGCACTTCGTCGACGACCGGCGGTGGACCTGCGCCGCGTTCCCGCGCGGCATCCCCGGCCCCATCCTCGTCATGGAAGCCGACCACCGCGAGCCGTACCCCGGCGACGGCGGGATCCGCTTCGAACCCAGGCCCGAGCCCGAGACCCCTCCCAAGCCCTGACGTGCCCGCGAAGCTCATCACGACCGGACTCGACCGCCTCATCCGCAAGGCGGGCTCGCTCTCCGCGCTCGACATGACGGGGCTGCTGCTGGACTGGGAGGACCTCCTCGACCGCGACAACGAGGCGGGGATCCTCGCCGGGATCGACGGCTACGGCCGGCCCATCACGCCGGTCAAATACCGGCCGAAGCCTCCCAAGCGGCGGATCTCCGCGACGTTCGTCATCCTCAACCGACCGAACGACAACCCGACGACGTCCTGGTACCGGACGATGGACGGGCCGGCCCTGGCGCCGCGGCGGAAGGATTCGCGGTCGATCAAGAACTTCGTCACCGCCCACCAGCGGCTCTCCGACCGGGCCTGGGTCGCCTACGGCGCGTGGAAGAACGTCCTGGACCCCGCCGGTCGGCCCTTCCTCCCCTGCCACTTCCGCGGCGAGGGGAGATTGCCCGTCCGCGACCTGGCCCACGTCCGGCCCGACACCGAGCGTCAGGCCCGGTCGATGCTGCAAGCCTTCGTCCGCCGGAAGCTCAAGGAAGCCTGACCCATGTCGGAAATCGGCTCGCCCAAGCTCCCGCTCCCCCCCGCGGAGGAGACGATCGCCCTGCGCGCCGTGGTGCAGGTCCTGGCCGACGACCCCACGCTCCGGGCCTGCGGCGTGACGATGCACGCCTGGACCGGCGACGTCGCCGACGTCGACGAGCCGACGGTCGCCAACTGCCCCTACCTGCGGATCACGCCCACGGGCTGCACGTCGGGCTGGACGAACCAGGGGCAGCACGAGCTGGCCTGCGAGCTGACGATCGAGGCCGCCGTGATCGGCAGCGACGTCGACCAGCTCTTGAACCTCTGGGCCGCCGTCCGCCGGGCCCTCTGGCCGGGGAAGACCGTCGAGCTGCGCGACGCCCGCCGGTCGTTCTTCCACGACGCGGGCATCATCAAGCCCACCCTCACCAGGCCCGGGTTCGGCGTCGTGGTCAAGGACGCGGCCGACGACCAGGTCGTCCGGTTCGCCACCGCGACCGGCACGCTGACCTGCACCCTCCACGTCAACACCCCCTGACCGACCGAAAGGACTCCTCGCATGCCCTGGGGCGCCCAATCCTGGCTGAAGATCACGCCGGAGACCACCTACGGCGTGCGGAACGGCGCCGGCGCCGCGACCTGGTGCCGGCTGCACGCCGACGACGCGTTCACCATGCGGCCCGCGCCGCTGGCCCAGATCATCCGCTCGGCCGACGGCGGCAACCGCCGCCGCCAGCGCGTCGCCGCCCGCACCGCCTACGGCGGCCAGCTCACGACCCTCATGTACCCGACGCAGGCGGCGGTCCTGCTGGGGGCCGCGTTCAACCTGACGTCCAACGACCTCGGCAGCTATACGCTCGACTTCTTCGACAGCGTGCGGGTGCAGGGCTACCTGGGGGCCAAGGTCAAGAGCCTCAAGATCGTCTCGCAGGCCGACCAGGACTATCTCATCGTCCAGCTCGGCTGGGTGGCCCAGCGGCTCGACGCTTCGCTGACGACCCTCGCCCAACCTTTGGACGACGTCTTCCCGTCCGAAGTGCCCTACGAGCACGTGGAGACCGACGGCCTGATCACCGTCGGCGGATCGGCGATCGGGCTCTACCGCGGGATCACGGTCGACGTGACCAACATCCTCACCGGGACCTGGGACGAGAAACGCTACATCACCAGCTGCTACTACGGGGGCCGGGACGTCGACGTCCAGGTCGACCTCCAATACGTCTCCACCGCCTTCAGGGCCGCCCTGGAGGCCCAGACCGCCCTGGCGGTCTCGCTCGGCTGGGCCCGGACCTCGCCGACGAAGTCCGTCACGCTCGACCTGAAGACCAAGGACTACACCGCCGCGGTCGCCGACCGGATCCCGCTCTCCGGCCCGGCCTACCAGACGGTCTCGATCGAGAGCTTCTACGACCAGGGCGCCGGCACCGACTGCGCCCTGACCGTCGTCTGATCGGATCGGAGCGTCATCGTGGCGATGAGCAACGACGAGGTCGTCCAGCTCCTCCTCCAGGTCACCGGGGCCAAGGACCTCGACGACCTGCGCGACAAGGCCCAGGGGGCGAAGTCCAAGCTGGAGGAGCTGGCGGGCGCCGCCGACAAGGCCGAGGGCTCCACGCGCAACTTCGGCCGCTCCGTGCTGGAGGGGGGGCGGTTCCTCCAGGACTTCGCGCAGGGCGGGATCGGCGGCGTGTTGAACAATATCGAGGGCCTCGCGACGGCCCTCGGCGGCGGCCCGGGACTCGCCGGCTTGATGACGGCCGTCGGCCTGGCCGCCTACTTCGCCATCCCGCCCCTCAAGGCGGCCTTCTCGGCGATGGTCGACGGCTCCAACGACGTCCCCAAGGCCGCGGACCGCCTGGGGGGGCTGTCCGAAGCCCTGAAGACCTTGCAGGACCGTCTGAAGGAGCTGCGGGAGAAGGGCTGGCTCACGGACTCCGAGCTGGCCGAGTACAACGACGCGACGGCGAGGCGCGTCGAGCTGGAGAAGGAGGTCACCGCCGAGAAGGAGAAGCAGGCGACGTTCGACAAGGCCCGGAAGGCCGCCGACGCCGAGGGGCTCGACAAGGACGCCGCGGCGGTCGCCCAGAAGGTCGTCAACGACTCGGGCGGCCCGGACGACGCCGTCCGACGCGCCGGGCGGACGCTGCTGGAGCAGTCACGGCGGTCGGGCCGCGTCGGCGAGCTGGAGGCCCGCCAGCGCGAGCTGGACCTCTACCGCCGCCGCGACGAGCGGGCCGGCCGCGACCAGATCATCGCCAAGGGGAAGGACGGGGCGGTCTACCAGCTCTCCCGCGACGAATATTACGACAAGCTCCAGGAGCAGGTGCAGGAACAGATCGACGCCGAGGCCGCCAAGCTCCACAAGGAGGCCGGCGACGTCGTCGCCTCGGCCCTGAAGGGCGACGACGTCGCCGCGTCGCGGATGCTGTCCCTCGACCCGGGCAACGTCAAGGGCTGGATCGGGGCCACGCGCGGCGGCCTGGCCCATGCCAAGGACAAGAAGCTCGTCGACCAGCTCAACGCCCAGGGCACCAAGGTCGAGGCCGAATGGCGCGAGCAGGTCGCTAACCAGGACGCGGCCGAGGTCGAGGCCGCCGACGACCTCCGCCGTCGGAACATGGAGGACCAGGAGGCCGAGTACATCCGGAAGCGGGACGCCCAGAATAAGGACGCGGCGGAGGTCGAGGCCGCCGACGCGAGGCGCCGCCGGGACGCCGAGGACCGCGAGACGAAGATCCTGATGGGGAACCGCGACCGGGCCGAACGCCAGCGCGAGCAGGCAGCCCGCGACTCGCTCCCCGGGAACCGCCTGCGGGCCCAGGAAGACGCCGCCTACCAGACCGCCGCCGGCATCGCCCGGCAGGAATTCCCCGACGCCAACCCGTCCGTCCTCCAGGACCTGGCCCGCGAGGCCGCCCAGACCGCCGCCGGGCCCGACGTCGCCTCCATCCGCCAGGCCCTCCAGCAGGCCGTCTGGCAGGCCCAACGCAAGTGGCAGGCGGAGCTGGACGCCCAGATGGGCCGCCAGCAATACGGCGGCGACCCCTACTACCAGTAACGCGAGGCCCCCGTGGCGTCCGTCCTCAAGATCGCCGGCGTCGAGGTCGACCGACCCGCCGCGCGGATCGTCCTCGACCGACTCGTCCTCCAGGTCGACTCCGGGTTCGACTCCCTGGAGTTCTCGGAGGTCTGCACCACGCTCCCCGGGGCGTTCGGCCCCCGCGCGTCCTGCGAGCTGATCGTCGACGGCGTCACCTGCTTCAAGGGGGCGATCGTCGGCAGCTACCCCAGCTCCATCGGCCGAGGGCCGATCCAGATCGGCTACAAGGCGATGGGCCTGGAATGGCTCGCCAACCGCGTCGCCGTCACGGCCGCCGACGGCACGGGCCGGCTCGCCTACAACCTGCCGCCGACCGACGACGATTACGTCCCGATCGACGCCGGGCTGTCCGTCGGCGCGATCCTGACGCGGCTGTTCGACCTCCACGCGGCGGAGCTGGCGGCGATCGGCGTCGCCTCCTACGCCCCGGCCGACCTCGCCGCCCTGGTCGTCGTCCCGCCCGAGCCGGTGTACCTGACCGGGGGGCTCTGGAACGCGGTCCGGGCGCTGTTGCGGAAATGGTGCAACAAATACGTCGCCTGGATCGACCCCGCCGACGGCTCCATCAAGATCAAGTCCCAGCTGACCGACCTGACGCCCCTGACCTTGACCCTGGACTCCGACCCGATCGTCGTCGACCGCCTCTCCCGCGACCACTCGGAATGCTTCACCCGGGTCGTCTACCGCGGCGGGGCCGACGTCCAGGCCGCCTACCTCGACTTCGCCGACTCGGGCCTGAGCAAGGGCTGGAGTTCCGGCGACGAGTCGACCTACCAGGAGAGCGACTTCACGCAGCCGAAGGACGCGGCCGACCTCGGCGACGTGACGGCGATGACGTCGACCACGCTGACCGTCCAATCCGACGACGCGGCCAGGACGTGGGCCGCGAACTACTGGCCGGGCGTCGTCGCCGAGGTCTGCGCCTACAACCCCGTCGCGACCGGCCTGACCTTCTGCGAGAGTCGCCGCATCACCGCCTGCACGGCCCTCTCCGCCGGCGGGACGTCCGCCCTGACGGTCGACGTCCCGTTCAACAACTCCGGCTACACGCGCTACAGCATCCGCGGCATGTACAGCCCCAAGTCGCTCGTCTGGCGCAAGCTCCTCATCAACAACGCCTACGTCGCGCGGCACCTGGTCGAGCGGTTCAGCCACGCCGTCCCCTGGGCCCCGGCCGACGGCCAGGTCGTCATGACCACGACGCCCCAGGCGGTGATCTGCTGGTCGACCGGCTGCAACAAGCCGTACAACGAGTTTCCTTTGACCTTCGACGTCGTCCCCTACGACGGGACCACCGACGGATACATCGTCTTCCACGCGCCCATCAACAAGCCCTGGGGGGCCGCCCCCTGCGAGGTCAAGGTCCTCGTCCCCTACAGCCGCGGGGCGCTCTCCGCGACCGTCCCGTCGAGCGGCTACGAGGGGACCGCCCACTCCGAGGACGGCGTCGAGCAGGCCCTCGTCGTCGACGACCCGAGCTGGCTCGACTACCGCGACGCGACGGCCCGGACGCAGCTCGCGCAAGAAATCCTCGACACGGTCAAGAACACCGTCTGCGAGGGCTCGATCACCTACTACGGCAAGCTGACGCCCGCCCTGACCAAGGGGGCGGCGATCGGCCTGGCCCGCGCGGGCGGGACGACGGGGTACGAGTCGATGGCCGCCCTCGCGCGGTCCGTCGTCCTCGACTGGGCCCCGCTCTCCGGCGGCGGCTCGGAGTGGATCACCCGCGTCGCCTTCAGCAACCGCTTGAAAGCCTTCAGCGGCGATCGCCTCTACTCGCACCCGTCGTGGGGCTCGCACGGGGCGCTGGAGGGGGCGTCGCTCCGGACGCCCGGCCCGACGGCCGCGGCCGCGCCCCGGCCCGACGAGGGCGACGACGTCCGGGCCGCCGCGGCGATGCTCGACGCCGATTGGTCGACGCCGGGCGGCGACGCATCGGGCCGCTACGAGGCGGGGCGCGAGTACCGGAAGGACCGCCCCTATCGGACGACGAACAGGCCCTACCGCTCCGACCGCAAGTACGCCTCCGTCTCCGAGGACGATCGCGCCGCCGACCGGGCGAAGGCCCGCGCGGGGCGGGATGCCGAGTCGGAGGGCCGCCGGAAGCTCGCCGCCTCCCGCCCCGATCGCGTCATCTCCGAGGACCGGCGGAAGGCGATCCGGGCCGGCTCGCTGGAGCACGCCCAGGGCCTGGCCGGGGCCCTCGGCAAGGACTGGGCCCGGAACATGGCCGAGGCCGACGGCCGGGCCGACTCCCGCGACCGGGCGGAGAAGTCTTCGGCCCGCGACGCCTCCCGCCTCTCCCACGCCCTCGGGAACCCCACCGGCCCCGGCCCGAGGGAGACGCCGACGACCCCGGGGGCGATCGCCGCCGAGGAACAGAGGCAGAAAGACCGGGCGATCGACGCCGAGCTGGCCCGCATCGCCGGCGAAGGGGACGACGCCCCGCGCCGCCCCGGCGTCGGCGGCCCGGGCCTGGGGTACCAGTGATGCCCAGCTACTCCGACGCACGCCTCGACCGCCTGGAGCTGGCCCTCCGCCGCATGGAGGAGCGGGCCCTCCGCGCCGAGGCCAAGCTCGACCAGCTCGACCAGCGCCAGCGCATGCAGGCGGCGCAGGCGGGGTTCGCGGCGCCGTCGGGCGGCGGCCTCCGCGTCGGGACCGTGTCCGCCGCCATCGCCGGCGGCGCCTCCGGCATGGTCGACCTTTGCAACTCTTCCGGCGGCTGGGCCCCGTCGGGCGGCTCCGTCGCCGTCGTCAACCCCGACCCCGTCGCCTCCCTCTACGCGGGCCAGCGCGTCGCCGTCCAGGCCGACCAGTCCGGCACCGTCCTCGCGACCCCCCTCCAATGCTGACCCGGCGCAAGTGCTGCTGCTGGACGATCACGGCCTCCCTCCGGACGGCCGTCGACGGCCCGTGCCCCCACGGCCGCGTCACCCTCTGGGACGGCGGCGGCGCCGTCATGGCCGACGGCGTCGCCGACGTCGACGGCCTCGTCAGGCTCCCGATCCCCTCCTCGTCCGTGTCCGGGTGGACGGTCCGCGTCTCCGACGTCCCGCGCTGCCGGGCCAGGACCTGGGCGGGGGCCTCGCTCGCGGCCGGCGCGGGCTACCGCGTCCTCATCTCCGGCCTCGACTCGGGCGACCTCATCGGCTGGCGTCCCCAGGGATCCGGGGACAACTTCATCCACGCGGCGGATGCTTATCAGTCCGTCCCGGCGATCCCCTACCCGCAGGCCGGGGTCCTGACCTTCGAGGATTCCGGCTTCGGCCCCGTCGCCGTCTCCAAGTCCGGCGTCGCCGGCTGGTCCGGGTCGGCGGCCGGGTACACGTTCGAGGTCGGCCCGATCGGCCCGTCCCTGCGGCTGACCGTGCTCCGCACGGCCCCGTACGCGACCTACTCGGCATGCACCGCGGCCGTCGCGTCGGCCTGGACGCCCGACGCCGGCGGCTCGCTGGCCACCGCGACGTGCGGCGGGACGCGCAGCCTGGCGGGGTCCCCCCACAATGGGGCCTACTCCGTGAGCTTGCACGAATGATCCCCCCGTCCCTCGCCGAGGATCTGGCCCTCCTGGCGCGGGCGAGGGCCTGCGCGTGCAAGGCCCCCGCCGCCTGCGGCTGCCGCTACGGGTCCTGCACCCGCCTCGGCCGCGAGGTCGCGCCCGCCGACTGCCTCGCCTGCCTCCGCGCCGGCGACGACGCCGGCGCGGCCCCGCCGGCGGATCAGCCGTCGGCCGGCGACGGCAGGTAGTCGACGCGGATCTTCACGCCGAATTTGGTGACGACGAACCCGGCGGCGTCGAACTCGATCCCCGCCTCCGACGCCGCCGCCCCGGGCGTCAGCGTGCAGGCCAGGGGGATGTGCCGGCCGTCCTTGAACCAGAGTCGGCCCCCCTCGAACCGCGCGAACGCCGTCGTCCGGGCCGACGGGACGGGCGAGCCCGGCGACGGCCCCGTGATCCGCACCATCGGCCGCCGCCGCAGGTGATCCAGCAGCTCGCGGACGCTCGTCGGCGGGGCGATCGGCGAGCCGTCGGCCCGGGCCAGGACGTCGAGCGGGAAGTACGCCGTCCGGCCGACGTTGCACCAGTCGGGCGTCCGATACAGGAACTCGCAGAGGGCCCGCGGCGGCTCGGGGCCCATCTCGATCCGCTCGACCCGCATCGCCGGCCCGCCCCGCCTCGGGCGGACGACGTCCCCCTCCCGGATGTGCCAGGCCGGCCGGACTCCCCCCTCCGGCCCGATCCCCGAATCCGCCGCCAGGAACATCAGCCGCTCGACCGCCTCCTTCTCGCGGCCCCCCTCGCGGAGGCGGAGGAGCATCACCAGGGCGGCCCCCAGGTGGACCTCGCCGCACTCCAGGGCGACGTCGACGGCGTCCCCCAGGGCCTCGGCGACGTCGTCCCCGGGCGCGTCCGGGTCGGCCGCCCTGCGCACGACCTTCAGCCGGTCGACCGGGATCCAGCGGGCCCCCCAGAGGTCTTCCCCGCCCCCCAGCCCGCACCACGCCGCCGGCGGCAGGACCGTTTCGTCCACCCGACCGACGGTCAGCTCCACCCCGGCCCCGTCCTCCCGCACCACGTCCCCCGGCCCCGGCGGCCCGCACGCCCGCCGGGCGCTCCAGGCCGCCGTCACGTCCGCCGCCATCCGGTCGATCGGGTCGATCGGGTCGATCGATTCGAGTTCGTCGTTCATCCCAGCACCCCTCCCTTCCGGCCGTCGCGTCCGGGGGCTTCATAGAGCCCCTGCATGATCCCGGTCACGTCGTAAGGCCCCCTGCGCACGGGCTCCGGAGGACCCGGCCTCGGGGCGAACGCCAGCGTGGCGAACCACATGTCGGGAGGGTCGTCGCAGTAGCGGACCCGGGCCGCCTTGTACCGCGTCGTGAGCCCCCGGCCGTCGTCGAGGATCAGGAAGTCCCCGACCTCGATCCCGCGCCCCCACCCGTGGCCGTCGACCTCGGCGCCCCCGTCGCGGATCGCCGTGACCTCGCAGGCGTGGCCCCAGACGGGCCGCGAATAGTCGTGGGTCGTCGGTTCCTTCGCCCCATTCGTTCCAGGTTCGTCAGTCGCCATCGCACGCCCTTTCTCGGAAGTCGCTCCCGCATCGGCAGAGATAGCAGCCGAAGGTCTTCGCCTCGCCTCGTTGATGCCTCCAGACGACCAGGCCGCCGTGCGGGTGGTCGCTCACGGAGACGACGACGCCCCACAGCCCCTCGTGCGGCTGATCGATCGCCCCGGGGACGTGCATCCTGTCGATCGCCCCGCGCGTGTATTCCACGAACTCGCCGGGGACGAGCCGGGCGTCGCGCGACGCCGCCGCTCGCGTCACGTCCGCCTCCGGGTGGTGCCGTTCCGCGTCGCCTGCCTCGACCTCAGCTCGGCGAGGCAGTCGGGGCAGTGGTCCTGCATCGACTCCGTGTGCCGCCTGCGGCAGCGGGACCACCCCTTGCTGGATCGCAGGCCCTCGATCGTCGTCCTCGGCGCGACGCCGTCGGTCTTCGCCGACGGCCCCGGCTTGCCGCACACGTCGCAGGTCAGGATGAGCTGGATCACGCCGGGCCCCCCTTCTCGGAATAAGCTCCCTCGCTTGAACTCCCCGCCCGCCGCGCCGATCGCGGCGGGCGGCCTCCCCTCACCACACGCGGACGTCGTCCACGCCGACGTCCGCCGTCCACCCGCACGAGCGGCAGCGCTCGGCCCAGCCCTCCCCCTCGGCGACCAGATCGACCTCCCCCCGGCCGCACCGCGGGCAACGCCGGACCGCCCGGTTCAGACGGACGGCCAGCGCGACGGCGAGGGCGATCACGACCAAGCCCGCGACGATCCACGTCGGATGCATCACGTCGGGCCTCCTTCCCCCGGCCCCTCGGCCGGATTGAGCAGCTCGCTTAGACTCCACGTCACGCCGCAGGCGGTGCAGACCAGCTCGTCCCACCCCTCGTCGAGCGGGTCGACGTCGATGCAGCCGCAGTGCGGGCAGCAGCCCAGGGACGCCGGCTCCACGCCCGTCAGCTCGACGACGCCGTCCCTCCGCCGGACGCAGCCGAGGACCTCGTAATCCAGGACGGAGCCGCCGATCGGCATGCCGTAGACGGTGGCGACGCCGTCCCGCTTCGCCAGCTCGGCGGCGGCGAGGACCTCCCCGACGCCGCCGTACCGCCCGGACGCGCCGACTTCGAAGTACTCGTACCGCCGGCCGCTCATGGGGTCGTCGCCGCCGCGGCCCCGACGGCCGCGGACGACGCCCCGCGCTTCGTGCCCTTCGCCGGCTTCACCGGCCGCTCGTCGGCCTTCGACGGCGGTATGTACCGTCCGCCCGCGGTCGTGACGATCTTGGCGACCTCGGCGTCGACGGCCCGCGACTCCTCGATCGTCAGGCCGTCGCGTTCGGCGCGGGCCTCCTCGGCCGCCGTCGGTCGTACGACCTCTACCTCGACCGCGATCGTCGCGAAGGGCCGTCCGTTGCGGAGGTCCTCGACGCAATCGACGACGTTCCTCCACGGGCCGTCGGGCACGATGATGGCTTCCGTGTTCACGTCGAGCCGCGCGTCGTCCACGCCGAGGTCGATCGCGTCGGCCAGGTCGCCGGCCGAGAACACGCCGCAGCGTCGCAGGGCGGCTTTCGTGTCCTTCGGGAGGTTCAGGTCGCCGAGCGGAACGGCTCGCCACGCCGGGGCGTCGGCCGCGTCCGATGGCTTCGCGTCGCCCGACTTGGTCGTCAGCCTCGCTAGCAGGTAGGCCAGCCGCTCGGCGTATTCGTAGGGCCGCGAGCGGTAGTATTCCGGGAGGTCGACGGGGACGCCGTCGGCCAGCTTGCCCACGCCGTAGTGGGCGTATCCGGCCGTATCGAGCGGGGGGCCGAACCGCAGGCTCCCGCCGTGGTATTCGGGCTTGTACCCGATCTCCACCTCCACGGTCTCGCCGGCGACCCACAGCTTCGTCGAGTGCAGCCAGGGCCGCGACCACATGGCCGAGTAGTCTTCTTCGGCCTCGCGATCGGGTGCGGCCCGCTTCACCGTCGCCGCGTCCACCAGCGGCATCCCGGTCAGCCCGGTGCGGATCTCCGACTCGATCTCCTCCAGCTCGTCGCAGACGGCCCGGAAATCCTTCTTCGCTTCCAGGGCGACGGCGCGGGCCTCGCCCGCCTCCAGCTCCAGCTTCGCCCAGCGCTCCCTCGCCTCTTCCTTCCGCACCAGGGCGGCCTTCAGCTCCTCCAGCAGCTCGGGGCTCATCATGGTCTCTCTCCGGTCTCGTTCGGGTCGGTGGGGACGGCCGGGGCGCGCACGACGCCCGCCCCGGCGACCTTCGCCGGCGTCGGGCCGCGTCAGTTCGCGACCGCGGGCGCCAGCAGCCTCGCCAGGCGCTCCCTCGCGCGCTTCTCGATCTGCCGGACGCGCTCCCGCGTCAGGCCGAGGCGGTCGCCCACCTCTTTGAGGGTCTCGGGCTCGCCGCCCTGGAGGCCGTAGCGGCGGCGCAGGACCTCCGCGTCGCGCGGGCCCAGCCGGCGCACGGCGGCGGCCAGCACGCCGGCGGCCTCTTCCCGCCGCATCGCCTCCTCCGGCGCCTCTCCGCGATCGGCCAGCAGCTCGGACGGGGTCGACCCGTGCTCGTTCGGCTCGTCGATCGAGGCGATCGCCCTCGCCCTCGCCGCCTCCTCGGACGCCCGGGCCTGCGGGTTCTCGGGCACGTGGATGAGGCGGGCCTCGCCGGCGTGGCGGGCGAGGGCCTGGCGGATCCACCACGTCGCGTAGGTGCTGAACCTCACACCCCGGTCCGGGTCGAATTTCCGGGCCGCCCTCATCAGCCCGCCGATCGCGGCCTGCTCCAGGTCGTCCTGGTCGCCGCCGTGGACGTGCCGGTGCCGCGTCGCCACGCGGACCGCCCAGCGGAGATTGGCGACGATCAGCCGGTCGAGGGCCTCGCCGTCGCCGGCGTCGCGACGCCGGGCCAGCTCGACCTCCTCCTCGGCGGTGAGGAGCGGGACGGCGCCCAGCGTCGCGTGGAACGCGTCCTTGACGACCCGCCGCGGCGGCCGGCGGGCCGGGAAAGGGCTACGCCGCAAGGGAGGGCCCTCCCTTCGCGCAGGAACGGCCCGCGGCCCCGGCCGGCCGGGAAGCCGCCCGAGGGGCCGCGATCGCGTCAGGGGCGGATCTGCGGGCCTCCGCGGGGCCCCCGGCCGTCAGCCGGCCTGCGACATCGGGTAGGACACCCGCGAGACCGCCGGCCGCAGCGCCTCGGCCGGGCCGTCGTCGTACCACGCCTGGGTCTCGACGTCCGAATGCCGGAGCAGTCCCTTCAGCTCGAGCTGGCCGAGCCCCCACGTCTTGGCGTAGGTGCCGACCGTCTTGCGCAGCGAATGGATCGTCAGGTCCGGGACGCCGGCCCGCTTCCCCAGCTCCCGCACCTGGTCGAGCGGCGACTGGCCGGCGGCCCCGCCCGTCCAGGGCCCGCGCCGCCGCACCCCCGGGAACAGCCAGCGACAGCCGGTCTGGCGCAGCCAGTACCTCAGCACGGGCTCCAGCGGCCGGGCGATCGGCAGGATCGCCGCCGACTGCAAAGTCTTGGGCGTCCAGCGGTCCTCGCGGTGGGCCTGCACCTTGACCGTCCGGGCGGCCAGGTCCACGTCCGTCCGCCAGAGATGCACCGCCTCGCCGCCGCGCAGCCCGAGGTACGCGTAGCAGTACACCAGGGCCCGCAGCCGCTTCCGCTCCCAGCCGCCCGCCCGGGCCTCGGCGTCGGCCAGCTCCAGCACCCGGCCCACCTCGCCCAGCGTCCGGCTCCCCGGCCGCGCCTTGGGCTCCGGCCGATCGTCGGGCCGGACCCACTGCGACGGCCCCCGGTACTCCAGCGGCGAGCGGTCCAGCCACCCCTTGAACACCGCGAACTTGAGCAGCGGCCCCAGCGCCCGGAGCAGCGACTCGATCGTCACCGCGGATCGCTCGGGGTGCGCCGCGATCCAGTGGGCGATCGCGGTCGGGTCGAGGTCGGCCGTGGTCTGCACCGCCGGCAGCGCGCCGAATTCCCGCAGGACCTGGCGGACCTGCTTGGCGGTGTTGGGCTTGCGGAGGGCGGGGTCGTACAGCTTGAGGACCTGGCGTTCGAACTCGGCGAACGGCACGGGCGTCAT